TGCCGCGTCCGCCGCCGCGTTGGCCGCCGCGTCGCTGCCCAGCTTGGTGTACTGGTTCTTGTACTGCTGGTACAAGGGGTCGGCGTTAAAATCATAGGCAAACGCCTTCCGGTTCTGTATCTGCTCCAGCAGGCTGTCGATCTGCGCGCCGTACTGGCTCTCATAGTCACCGGGCCTCTGTGCCTGGTAATTTTTGATCGCCGCCTCGGCATCCAGCACCGCCTGGCTCTTGGTGTAATCGCCGGGCCGCTGCGCCTGGTAATCCTTCAGCGCCGCCTCAGCGTCCAGCACCGCCTGGCTTTTGGTGTATTCACTGGGCCGCGTGGTCTGGTAGTTCTTGCGCTCCGCCTCGGCGCTTGTCACCCAGTCGCTTCGGGTGTATGCGCCGGGGCGCTCCCGTTCGATCTGGTCAACTTTGCTTCGGTTTGCCATTTTCAGCCTCCTCCGGGTCACTGTCCCGTTCCATCTGCGCCCGCACCGTGCTCAGCAGGCCCTCCAGCACCAGTTCGTCAATGCTCAGGGGCAGGCCGTAGGTGTTCAGCACACCCTCCACCGCCCTGCGCAGCTCCCGCACGCGCTTGTCAATGCTCTTCATCTCAGCCCTCCAAATGCGCCGCCGCGTCGGTGCGGATGGCGGCGATCGCCGTCAGCACGTCCTCGTCCAGTACAACGTAGTTCTTGCGGTTGTTGGTGCTCACAATGTTGCCGTCTGCGTCCAGCACGCTGTAAGAGAGCGTCACCCGCTCCCCCTCGCCGGTCGTCAGCACGCTAAAGCCTGTGATTTTGTTCATGGTCAAATCTCCTTTCAACTCGCTTCTTCTATCGTCAGTGGCAAACTCACCGCCGCTTCTGTTTCCGCCGCGTCCAGCAGGGCCGCGCCCCGGTTCTCCTCCTCCGGGTACTTGGCATCGCTCACGTCGGCGTACACGCCCTCAAAGCCGCGCTGTACGCCCCAGCACACCCAGTCAAAGCACTGTCCCGCCGGGCCGTGAACGATTGCGCCAAAGGCCGTTTTTTCTGCCCACAGCGCGGCGCTTGCGCCCGTCGGGGTCAGCGCCCAGCGCAAATCCTGCGTTTCGCTCACGGTCTCGCGGTAGCGCGGTTCGGTTGCGATGTAACAAAGGCCGGTTTCATCACACTCGCCGCTGCCCGCATCGCAGAACATCGGCTCCGGGCTTTCCACCGCGTTGATGGCCAGGTTTCCAAAATCGGTGCGCACAATGCGGTTCTTGGCGTCCCACGCGCTCAGGGAACGGCACTGGATGCCCTGGTTCACCTCCAGTTTTCCGCTGCACCCCACGCTGTTGTCCACCTGCTCGATCGTGATGCCCTGAAAGCTGCTGTCGTGCCACCATCCGTATTTCTGGTAGCGGGTGTCCGCGCAGAAAATGGTGGTGTCGCCCTCCGTCGTGGTTTTCAGCCCGTTCTGGATCACCCCCTGCGACATCCCGCTGCTGGTGGCGGTGCCCCCGTACCACTGGATCCCGCTCTTGTCGATGTACACCCGGTTCCCGTCCGACGCGCCCATCCGTATCCACGCGTTGTCCAGGTCGTACACCGTCGAATAATCGCTGTTGTGTATCTGCCCCGTGGTAATGTTGCCGCCGTTGATGATGGTCTTGTCCTGCTGCCAGGTCGATAGGTCGCTGAACGTCACCACGCCGGTAAACCCAATGCTCCCGCTGGAAATCTCGGTGCTGCCCGCCATCAGGCGTATGGTGCTGCTGCTGTCCCCGTTCGCCACACTCAGCGTCAGGCTGTCCGCCCACTGCTTGATGGTGGTAACATCGCCCTCCGCGCTCTCCACGCGGGTGGTCAGGCCATTCGCCGTTGCCGTCAGGGTGGTAATGTTGCCCTCCGCGTCCGTCACACGGGTTTTCAGCCCCTCCGCCGTCGCCGTCAGGGTGGTAATGTCGCCCTCCGCGCTCTCCACACGGGTTTTCAGGCTGTCCGCCGTCTGCGTCAGGCTGGTAATGTTGCCCTCGGCGCTCTCCACACGGGTGCTCAGGCCGTTGGCCGTTGCCGTCAGGGTGGTAATATCGCCCTCCGCGCTCTCAATGCGCCCCGTCAGGCTCCCCGCTGTCTGCTGCAATTCGGTCACATCACCTTCGGCGGTTTCTATGCGGCTCGTCAGGCCGCTGGCCGTCTGCTGCAAACTGCTGATGTCGCCCTCCGCCGTTTCAATGCGGGTGCCAAACCCTTCCGCCGTCTGCGTCAGGCTGGTAATGTTGCCCTCCGCGCTCTCCACACGGGTGCTCAGGCCGTCCGCCGTCGCCGTCAGGGTGGTAATACTGCCCTCGGCGCTCTCAATGCGCCCTTCCAGTCCGGTCGCCGTCGCCGTCAGGGTGTTAATGTCGCCCTCGGCGCTCTCAATGCGCCCCGTCAGGCTGGTGGCCGTCTGCTCCAGGGTGGTAATATCGCCCTCGGCGGTTTCCACCCGCGCCGTAATGCTTGTGGCCGTCTGTTCCAGCGTGCTGATCCGCCCGCCCTGTGCCTCCACCTGGCTCGTCAGCCCTTCCGCCGTCAGCTTCAGCTCGGCCTGGGCATCGTCCAGCCCCGTCACCCGCAGGGTAATGGCATCCAGCGCCTGGCTGATTTCGCTGCTCAGGCCCCCGCTCTCAATTTTGCTGCGCAGCTCCTCGCTTAAATTGTCCTCGTCAATGTCGTTCAGGGCATACCGCAGCATTTCCTGTATCTGGAACAGGTAGCTTTTTATCTTTTTGCCGTCCTTGCCGCTCAGCTGCCCCGTGTCAATGCTCGGCATCTGCAACTGGCTCAGGTTTGCCATTGCCCGCACCTCCTCATCCGTTCAGGCTGTCCCGCTCGCGCCGTTCGCTGCCCGTCGCTGTCACCCGGCTCATGGCGTACACCTTGCACGGCCCCACACCGCACAGCCGCAGCCGCACATGGTCGCACCGGCGCAAGATCACCGGCAAAAACACACTCCGGCTCCGCCTGCCCGCAAAATCCGCCGCGCGCTGCCAGTCCCCGTCGTCATACTGCGCCCACACCGCAAACCGGCTTCCCTCCGGCAGCCACAGCCGGATTTGCAGCCGGTTGGTGTAGTGCGCATCCAGCACATACGGGTCCAGCATCCCGGTTTCGGCCATCCAGCGCACCGGCCCCTCGGTCGCTTCCCCTTCCGCCGGGGTCAGCTTCCAAACACACCCGTCCGCGTCCAGCATGTAGGCGTTCCCGTTCAGCGTCGCAAATGCCGCCGCGTGGGCCGCGTCCTCGCGGCACCAAATGCCGGTTTCCGTGTCGTACACAAACAGGTGCCAGCTTTCCGCCGCGTCCTGCATGCTCAGGTACAGCCGCCCGCGCTCGGTGCCCGCCACGGCGTTTTGGTAATACACGCCGCCCAGCGCTGCGCTCACGCTTTCCGGCACACTGCCGTCATAGGCCATCACGCCGTGGTCGGCCTTGTAATACAGGGTGCTGCCCACCATGCACAGGCTTTTGGCGCTGCCCGGCTGCACCCCCTCGCAGGCCGTCATGCTCACCTGGAAGTTGCTCGGCTTGCTGCCGTATACCTTGTGCAGGCAGTTCTCCTTAAAAAACAGCACATACCCCAGCTGCACTGCCGCGCCGGTAAACGGCCCGTCGCTGCCCACGCTCACGGTGTAGCTGTCGGTCGCCAGCCCAGCAAAGCAGTTCCAGTTGGTCGCGTCGCCCAGCTTGCAGGCGTAAATCTCGTTTTCCTCGCTGCTGCACCCCCACAGCCGGTTGTTGCACTCCACCACATAATCCAGCTTCGGGGCCTTTCGCTCCAGCGTCACCGCGTCGGTCTGGCTTGCCGTTTCGTCCAAAAAGCCCACCACCACAACCGCGTCGTCCGCCGCCTGCTGCAGCAGCATCTCGCCGTTCAGGTCGGCCCCCACGCTGTCCAGCACCCCGCTCACCGTCACGGTGTCGCCTTCCGCCAGGTTCTTGCCAATGCCGGCGGCGCTTATCATCACATAGGTGGTCGGTATCGTGTTCCACAGCTTTGTGGCAGCGCTGTACTTTTTCAGGCAGTGCGGGTCGCTGCCGGTACACAGCCAGTATTTTGTCGTGTCCTCCGGCTCGGTTTCGCTCACGGTATAGTCGCTGTACGCCGTGCCGTCCGCTTCGCACAGGGTAAAGTTCACAGTCCCGTCCGTCACATTCTTCTGCCCAATGGCATCCACCGTGCCGTCCGCCGTGTTGTACCGCACCCCGTCCGGGAACACGATCAGCCACGCCCCCATGCTCACAAAGGTTTTTTCGCCCTCACTCACATCGGCCACGGCCTCGCCGCCGTAATACAGCTTCCCGTTCTCTGTCCATGCCAGCGCCGTCTTGGCGCACAGCCCGCCGGGGTTTTGCAGGGTATACAGTTTGGCGCGCGGGCTGCGCGGGGCCATCAGGGGGTAGCGCTCGCTTGTCACGTTTTCCATCTCGTAAAACGCGCCCTCGTCCGGTGCGTCCACATGGCGGTATCCTAAAAATTGCCGGTTCAGCTCGGTGCTTCCCGTTTTGCCCTCCAGCTTTGGCAGCCGCATCACCTCACCCCCCAGGCGTTAAACCTTGCCCCGCTCACCGGCATGATCTTCCGGTTGTAATAGCTCGCATAGTCGCTGTATGCCTTGTTGTACAGGGCGGCGTTGTTCTGGTACAGGTCAAACTCCTGGTTCTGCATGTCAATCTGCGCGCACAGGTAATACACATACAGCTGGCTGTACGGCTCCGGCGCCAGCAGCACAACACTGTCCGCGCCGCTCTCGTCCGTGCGGTCGTACCCGCCAAACACAAGCTCTGTGCCGTACTCGTGTGTTTTCACCAGCTCCTTAAAAATCGTCTGGTCCACCTCGTTCAGCCACTGCACCAGCACCTCGTCCGGCACGGCGTTCGGCTTTACCTGCTCCACCTGTGTCAAAGCCTGCCGTATCGTCATGTTCTTCACCTCTTCTTACAAAAATCAGGGGCGGCGGGCTTTTCTCCCCGTCGCCCCTGTGTAGGGTGTTGTTCTCTTGCGGCATCAGCCCTGGTGCTGTTTGCCGTCCCGGATCGCTTCGATCATTTCCAGCGTCGCGGCGTCCTGTTCCTCGCTCTGCTGCAAAATCAGCGCCACGGCCCTCGGCACCTCCACCTTCACGCCGCGCTTGATCTTGTAAAAGCGCCCGTTCAGCCCCACAACAACCTCGTTGTCGCCGGGGTTCTCCCGGTTCACCGGCAGGCGCATCGTCACCTTCTCGGTCATGTTGGGGTCGCCCTCCTCCGCCACGCGGGCGGGGGCCATGGCCTCGCGCTGTGCCTCGCGCACGGCGTCCTCGCCGGTTCCGGCTCCGGCC